AAAAGCTAATCGTGCAGGCCAAAGAATGGGTCAACGTAAAGCTGGTGGTCAAATCAAGAAATACGAACACGGCGGTAAAGTTGGTATGAAGAAATGTCCTATAGATGGTATTGCAATGCGTGGTAAGACTAAAGCTAAAAAGATAGTCTAGGAGGTTAAGATGGCAACATCAGGAACAGCAACGTTTAACCTAGATTTAAACCAAATAGTTGAAGAAGCATTTGAAAGATGTGGATCAGAAATGCGTACAGGTTATGACTTACGTACAGCTCGCCGTAGTTTAAATTTACTAATGGCAGAATGGGCTAATCGTGGTATTAATCTTTGGACTATTGATGAAGGTACTGTTTCTCTAACTGAAGACACCATAACTTATAATTTACCTGCAGATACTATTGACTTACTTGAACAAGTGATTAGGACAGGTACAGGAACTAACCAAGAAGATATAAATATTACAAGAATATCAGCGTCTTCTTATGGAGTTATTCCTAATAAAAATTCTACAGGTAGACCTAATCAAGTTTGGATTAATCGTCAAGTAACACAACCTACTATTAGTGTGTGGCCTGTCCCTGAAGATAATACTTATACCTTTGTTTATTGGGCATTAAAAAGAATTGAAGATGCAGGTACTGGGGTTACTAACCAAGATGTACCATTTAGGTTTTTACCTTGTTTAGTAGCAGGATTAGCTTTCTATCTTAGTTTAAAAATACCTAATGCAGGAGATAGAACTCAGTTTTTAAAACAGGAGTATGAAGAACAATGGGTGTTAGCCTCAACAGAAGATAGAGAGAAATCTGATTTAAGGCTTGTACCTAAAAGACAAAGTATATAGGAGAGATATATGAAGAAAGAATATAATAAAAAAAGAACTTTTAAAGCTCATAATATGTATAACCCAAAGACTGGTAAAGCTGCAAGAGCAGGGTCTTATGCTAAACATTTAGCATTAAAGAAGAAAGGATATGGACATACTAAGTCTAGGAAAGGGTAAATTATGGGACAGAAATATGCATCAGCAAAATATACGATTGCAGAATGTGATAGATGTGGGTTTCAATATAAACTACATGATTTAAAAAACTTATATATAAAAGCAAAAGATACCCATATTAAAGTTTGTAAAGAGTGTTGGGAGCCAGACCATCCACAAAATATGCAAGGTATGTATCCTGTAGATGATCCTCAAGCTGTAAAAGACCCAAGACCTGATAAAAATTTAGATACACAAAGAAATTTTCAGTATGGATGGGACCCAGTAGGGCTTAATAATCCTTTACAATTAGAGGGATTAGTAGATAATTTAAAGAGTAGCGGCCAAGTAGGGTCGGTTACTGTTACAACAACCTAGGAATAAATAATGACTTATACCGAGCTAGTAGCAGCAATAAAATCTTACACAGAGAATGATTATACTACCACTGATGTAAATACATTTATTAAGAATGCGGAGCAACGTATATATAATACTGTACAGCTACCTGATTTACGTAAAAATGTTACAGGTACTATGACATCAGGAAATAAGTATTTTGCTTTACCTAGCGATTGGTTATCAACTTTTAGTATATCTGTTATAAACAGCAGTAATGAGCATAGCTTTCTTGTAAATAAAGATGTTAACTTTATAAGAGAAGCTTTCCCTGATACTGATTCAGGGTTCTATGGAATACCTGAATACTATGCTATATTTGACGATAACACAATGATTTTAGGGCCTACACCAGATGCTAATTATAGTGCTGAACTACATTATTATTACTATCCAGAAACTATTGTTACTGCTAGTAATACTTGGTTGGGGGATAATTTCGATACTGCATTGTTTTATGGTGCATTATTGGAAGCAGCTGCGTTTATGAAAGAAGACCCAGATACAGTAACTCAATATACAGCTAGATATAGTGAGACTATACAGCTATTAAGAAATTTAGGTGAAGGTAAAAATAGAAGAGATTCTTATAGAAATGGACAAGAGAGGGTACCAGTAGGTGGAAAATAAAGCAGAAGTAGTAAGAGGTGTGGATTATGATGTGATGACAACATCATATCAAGGTATGACAGTAGAGCAAATAGCAGAGTTAGCTCTTGCTAAAATAATATATGTAGGTAAAGATGCTAACCCTTTATTGAAAGAACAAGCATTAGCTTACAAAGATAGTATTAGAAAAATTTTAATACATTATATGAATCAGGCTATTAAGTCTAATCATACAACAACAGCGAATAAACTGCGTAAGGCGGGGCATTCAGAACTAACTAAAATTTTGGAGATTTAAAAATGGCAATCTCTCAAGCAATGTGTACATCATTTAAAGTTGAGTTGTTGAATGGTATTCATGCTTTTAGTACAACAGTAGCTCGTGGAGACACAACTGCTGATACTTTTAAAATGGCATTATATACTTCATCAGCTACTTTAGGTGCTACAACCACAGCATATACATCATCAAACGAAGTTTCAGGCACAGGATATACAGCAACAGGTCAAGCACTTACAGCGGTAACTCCTACTTCATCTAGTACTACAGCGTACTTAGATTTTAGTGATGAAACATGGACAACAGCAACTATTACAGCTCGTGGGGCATTAATTTATAATGATACACAAAGTGATAAAGCTGTGGCAGTATTAGATTTTGGTGGGGATAAAACATCTACAGCAGGGGACTTTACAGTAGTATTCCCAACAGCAGATGCTTCAAACGCCATTATACGGATAGCTTAATAGGAGATATAAATGGCACTTGTTCTTAATGATAGAGTTAAAGAAACTACCTCAACTACAGGTACTGGCACAATTACTTTCGCTGGAGCTGTTTCTGGATTTGAAACTTTTGCTGTAGGTATTGGTAATAGTAATACAACTTATTACTGTATTGTACTCAATGATGAATTTGAAGTAGGTTTAGGTACTTTATCTTCAGATAGCTCAACTCTTGCTCGTACTACAATCATATCTAGTTCTAATAGTGATAGTGTAGTAGATTTTTCTTCAGGAGCAAAAACTGTATTTTGTTGTTTACCAGCTAGTAAAGCAACTGTATTAGATGCCAGTGGTAATTTAACATTATCAGGAGCATTAGATGTTGATGCAGGTATTTCGGTTGATGACATAACTATAGACGGAACTGAAATAGACTTAAGTTCAGGAGATTTAACCTTAGATGTAGCTGGAGATATTGTTTTAGATGCAGCAGGTGAGGAAGTTATCTTTAAAGATGGTAGTACTAATGTAGGCCATGTCAGTATGGATAGTGATAATTTAACCATTAAATCTCTAGTTAGTGATAAGGATATGATACTTCAAGGTAATGATGGTGGTTCTGCTATTACAGCTTTAACTCTTGATATGAGTGCTGCAGGAGCAGCTGCTTTTAATGATAATGTTACAGTTGGTGGCAAATTAATAATGCCTGATGTAACTTCCGCAAAAATTTTAGTAAGTGATGGCACTAGCTATGAAGAAGTTGCAGTAAGTGGTGATGCTAGTATTGCTTCAGGTGGTGCTGTAACTATTGCCAGTGGTGCAGTAGAAACAGCTATGATTGCTGCTGATGCAGTTACAGGTGCTAAGATAGCCGATGATGCAATAGATTCGGAACATTATACTGATGGTTCAGTAGACACAGCTCACATAGCTGACTTAAATGTAACAACTGCAAAAATAGCAGCAGATGCAATAACAAACGCTAAGATTGCAGACGATGTAATAGATTCGGAACACTATGTTGATGGTTCTATTGATACTGCCCACCTTGCTGCTGATGCAGTAACAGGGGCTAAGATAGCTGATGATGCTTTAGATTCTGAACATTATACAGACGGTAGTATTGATACAGCTCACATAGCTGACTTAAATGTAACAACTGCAAAAATAGCAGCAGATGCAATAACAAACGCTAAGATTGCGGACGATGTGATTGATAGTGAGCATTATGTTGATGGTTCAATAGACACAGCACATATAGCTGCTGATGCAGTAACAGGGGCTAAAATTGCAGACGATGCAATTAATTCTGAACATTATACTGATGGTTCAGTAGACACGGCTCACATAGCTGACTTAAATGTAACAACTGCTAAGATTGCTGCTGATGCTATAACAAACGCTAAGATTGCAGATGATGTGATTGATAGTGAGCATTATGTTGATGGTAGTATTGATACTGCTCACCTTGCTGCTGATGCAGTAACAGGGGCTAAGATTGCTGATGATGCTATTGATAGTGAGCATTATACCGATGCAAGTGTTGACTTTGCTCACATACAAAATGTAGCAGCTAATTCAATATTAGGTAGAGATGCTAATAGTTCTGGAGTGTTGTCAGAAGTAGCATTAGCAACAACACAGATTTTAATTGGAGATGGTACTGGCTTTACTGCAGCTGCTTTATCTGGTGATGTAACCATGACCAATGCAGGAGTAGTTACTATAGCAAGCACTTCTGTAGAAACAGGAATGATAGCAGCAGATGCAATTACTAATGCAAAAATTGCAGATGATGTAATAGATTCGGAACACTATGTTGATGGTTCTATTGATACTGCTCATTTAGCAGCAGATGCTGTTACTGGAGCAAAGATAGCTGATGATGCTATTAATTCAGAACATTATACTGATGGCTCAATAGATACAGCACATATAGCAGACTCCCAAGTTACTCTTGCCAAAACGACTGGTCTAGTTGGTAAACAAACAATGTGGATTCCAGCAGCAGCTATGTATCCTAATACAACAAATGGTTGTGCTGATTTAGCACAAGTAGAATTATCTAATGGTCCAGAATTAAAAGTTTTAGACTTTGACCCAAGTTCAGATGAAAATGCACAATTTACTGTATCATTTCCTAAGTCTTGGAACGAAGGTACTGTTACTTTCCAAGCCTTTTTTACCGTAACAGGTACAAATACTGGTACTGTAGCTTGGGGTTTATCAGCAGTTGCTTTTGCAGATAGTGGAGACCAAAATACAGCATTTGGAACGAATGTTGTAGCTACAGCTAAAGCTCATAGTGGTACATCAAATGATTTAGATGTTGCTGCTGAAAGTGGAGCAGTCACTATTGCTGGTTCGCCAGGTGTAGATGAGTTATGTTATTTCCAAATTATGAGAGATATATCAGCAGATGAC